GTCGGGATAGGATCACGTCCGGGACTCGTTTAAAACCAACTATCTGGTTGACAATCCGTGCAATTTCACCCTGTGTGAGCCCATATATATCCAAATAAGCTTCCCAAATCAACTGTGACTGAGCTACGGGCGCGTCCCGTGTCACATGGTATTCTGTTTTAGACAGAAGCTTTTCCGTCAACTTGCCAACACGTGGTTTCCCGCGTTGGACGCCTGTAGTCTGTTCACTAAGATCCAAGCAATGCTGAATGTATTCACGCGCGATGGGCAGGTGTTTGACAGTATTTATTAGTCCAAGGCACACGCTGCGCACATGTGGGGCTAAACGCCCAACATATTTTGGATTGCGCATCGTGAACAACTTGGGTAACAACTTGGCAAATTTGGGCCCAAAAGCGAAACCACAAGGTGTCGCCGCAGGCCAAAACCGGCCAGAACAAAATTCCATACGATAACGCACACTAGATACTTCAATGTCAATCTCAATGCCCGCTAGCGCACATTCGGCTTTGATGGCAGCAATCAAAGCAGCACAATCCTTTCGGTTTGTTACGATTATAGCATCGTCGCCGCTGACTGCTCCCATCGCAGTGAACGCACCTATGGCACGGTTCAACACGTATATCTGTGTTTGGGAATTTTTGTGTGTTGTGTCATTCTTGCCAGAGCGCTGACCCTTTTTGGTACCAAATTTGATACCGCCAGAGGTGCGCCCGCGAATGTGAACTGAGTTCTGCATTTGGTGAACAGTTGCAGCGTCTGCGAAACCGTTTACAAGTAGACTCTGGATGTACGCTTTATAGATGTCGTCGTCTTGGTGACAGTCGTATCGAATACCATCGATGGTTATGTAAACCAGCTCCCCAGGTACTTTGGTCTCCATAGAAACCAGCACCTCGTCGAGTTGTTCTGCTTTACGACCAGGACAGTAAAATACGTTACCGTACAATCCAGGTGGTCCCTCAAAGGAAAGCCCCAGCATGGCTTTAGAGTTGGACCATATTGCGGGTCCCACTTCGGCCGATTCCTCGGCGGTGGAAGCCTGTATGATCCTTGGGTGGTGCGGGATTGGAACACCCATCTCATCAGTCTGGTAACTGTTTTCTACCTTGACGTGTGCCGTCGTACGGCCAGCACTGCGCCAGTCAGGTGAAACCGAGTGTCTGTCTCTTCCAGCGTATAATCGGGCACGCTTACCAGTATCAAACCGGTCGGCCCATACGGGGAACTCACACAACACACCATCCACACGAAACATCTCAACATATCTATCAACAGCGCCAATCCAATAGCCAGGAGAGGCCAAAGGTACTTTCTTCAGCACACGACCACGCAGACCGGTGTATTCATTATGAATACAGTAACGGTCCTGCGTGATGTGCACTCCTTCGAAAGCTAGCACAGGGTTGAAGATAGGAGTTGGTTCATGGGCGGGTTCCACTAGAGCAGGCAGCTCTAGCCGGGCGTCGTCACGCATCGGAGGCACGGGTGCGTCCATACCGGAACAATACGTCCATCCGACTCGGATACCGTCGGATGTGGCATACTCCAGCCCGGTCGTGGCTGGGTGGAACTTGCCGCTGTCGTTAGCTCGGGCGTAAGCTTCAATAGGATCAAAATCAACTTCTTGTTCTTTACCTTTACTACCGTCATCGGGTTGCTCGTTAATGACTGTTTTCACGTACTCGTTCAAACAGGCTTCACAAGTCTCCACAGAGTCACGGTTGCAACCTGCTTTGTGTTCACGTACTGCAGCCGGTTGATAAGTTTTACCATCACCTTTCATCCACTGGAAAATGTCTTTAACGAGTGATGACACTAAATCGAAGCAATTTTTGGAATGTTTCCATACCCAACGAGCTAAAGCTACGGGGTTCTTGACAAGCTTCTTCAAGCGTTCACTCTTCCTGACGTTTTGGAAGACCTCGCACATGTGCACCCAAATGTTTAACAAATAGTCAGATGTGGACGAGGCAGGATTAAACATACCAGCCGCTTTACCCATCATTGAGACGGCAAACCAACCAGTAATCATATTCCGCATCTTCTTCCCAGTTAAGAATCCAAGGATTGAACTTACCAGCCGCACGACCGCCTTGCGG